ACAACTGTTGACCAATACTTTACTTCAATTCCTGTTCCACAAACTTCATTACTTATTACTGATAGGTTAGCAGTTAGAATATATGTAATTACAAGTGGTAGAACTATAACATTACATACTGAAAATGGAAATCTTTGTGAAGTACTTACAACATTTACAACAGGATTAACTGCATTAAATGGATTAACACAACAAGTTCAATATTTTGATGTTGGAACAGGAGATACAAATTTTAATATTTCATCAAGTGGTGATACACATACATTTAATCTATTATTTAATATAAGAAGAAATGCAAATAATTCTTCTAATAATAATATAAATTATAATGGATATGCTGTAACAGGTTCATCAGAATCATCAGCAGTATGGACAATAACAAGATTAACAATAGCTGCAAGTGGCTCAATCACAGTAGCAACTGCTACAAACGTAGCTTGGACAAATAGAGAATCAGCAACATATATATAAAAAATAGAAATTATGCCAATTACAAGTACAAACCCAATAGAAGTAGATGGAATAGAGTATCCATATTTTATGGTAAATTTAGCAATATCGCCATTGGTTAAACCAACTGATATAGGTGCAAGTGTTGCTATGCGTTTAACACCTTATAGAGTTTTAGAAGATGGGAGTTCAGTAAGTTTACCTGACAATTCTATTCCTATAACCTATATGGATGTTTTTGAAAGTGGAGATACAGATGCTATTACAGCAGCTATGTCAATTATGGGTTCATTGCAGACTTTTATTAATGATAAAAATCTTTAATTATGGCTTTAAGATATGCAGTAGCAACTGGTAACTGGAGCAATACAGCTACTTGGGATGGTGGTACATTACCAACATCAGCAGATGATGTATTTTCAAATAACTTTACTGTAACTATTGATGGAACTTTTACAGTTTTATCAATTAGAAATACATTAAATGCAGCATTACCTACTATTGTAGCAGGAGGTCAATTTAGATTTGCTAATGGTGGTAATTTAACTTGTACTGCTTCAACTGGTATTATTGTTGGCTCAACTACTCCAACATTAGAAATGACTTTAGCAAGTGGAAACACTGGTACTTTTAATGGTAGTATATTGACTTTACCAAATACTAATAATTTTAATGCTATTAGAAATTCAAGTACTGGAACTTTAAATTTAAATGGAAATTATAATATAGATGCAACTGCTAATAGAGCTGTAATATTATTAACTTCAACTGGTACTATTAATATTGTTGGTGATATTTCTTCTACTTTTACGGGTGGTGGTACTTCTATGAATAATATTTTAATGACTGCTGCTGGAACATTAAATATAACTGGTAATGTAACGGCATCAACTAATACTGAACGTGCATCTTCTACTATTAATTCAAATGCTGGAACTATAAATATTACTGGAAATACAACTGCTAATATAACACCAGCTATTTATATTATTGGTGCAGTTAATTATACTCAAATAGGTAATGTAAATGCTTCAACAGCACAACCAGCTATTTATAATCAAACAACTGCTGCAACAATTTCAGTTACTGGAATAATTACTGCAAATACTGGCTCACCAGCAATATACGCAGCTTTTGCTTTAACAAATAGTTATTCATCTGGTACTTATGTAAAAGTAAGTGGAAACGTAGTTAATTCAACTAATAATATGGCTATTGTAGCACCAAGAGTAACAATAGACACAAATACATCAAGTTGGTTATTTCAAATAAGTACGGGTGGAAATAGAACATTATACGCTGCTGGAGTAGCTTTAGGAAATCCAGCAACAACAAACGTAAGATTTGGAACTACTTATGGTGCATCAAGTGAATTAACTGGAACATTAAGAGTGCCAAGTGCTTCAAATGTATTGAGTGGTGTTTTAGTAGATGCAACAACTGGAACATTATTAATGACACCAGCAGACTTTTGGAACTATTTAATTGCAAGTGGTTTCACAGCAAATAGTATTGGTGATAGATTACAAAATGCTGCAACAGTAGCAACAACAGGTGGTCAAATAGCAAGTTATAATATTTAGATATTTACAAACAAATGATTTGGTTATTAGAAAATTGGGTTGCAATAGTTAGTACAATATCAATTCCAATAGCTTGGATATTTGGTGGTAAACAAGCAAAAAAAGTAGAATTAAAAAATAGCAATGGTGACTTTTTAACAAAGGTTCAAAATATTTATGATGCTTTAGTTGAAGATTTAAAAAACGATAGGGATGAATTAAGGGCTTGTAATGTTGAACAAACTAAAGATATTTCAGATTTAAGAAATGATGTTAGAAACTTACAAAAGCAATTTAATGATTTGTATTTAGCTTATGCAAAAGAAGTAGAAGCAAGTAAATATTGGAAAGATAAATTTGATGATTTAGAAGGTAAATATTTGCAATTAGAAAAAGACCACGAAGCATTAAAAAAGCAATTTGAAATTTATAAAAAATCAAATAAATGATAACACAAGAACAACTGATTGCTAAATACGGAACACCAAATAAGGATGGTAAAGGATATATTATACAAATAACATTACCTTATCCTATGTACTATGATGGTAAAAAAGTTACAAAAATAAGTTGTCATAAATTAGTTGCTAATAAGCTACTTGCAATATTCAAAGATATATTAGATTTTTATGGTCAAGAACAAATTATCAAATTAAAAATTGATGATTATGGTGGATGCTTTAACTATCGTTTAATGAGAGGAGGCACTAAATTAAGTGTACATAGTTGGGGTTGTGCTATTGATTTAAATCCAAGTAGAAATTTATTAACTGAAACATCTAAAACAGCAAGATTTGCAAGACCAGAATATAAGCAAATGATTGATATATTTTACAAACACGGATTTGAAAGTTTAGGAAGGGAAAAGAACTATGATTGGATGCATTTTCAGGTAAAAAATTAAAAGATGAAAAAAATATTATTTATTTTAGTTAGTATTTTATTTATATCTTGTGGTTCAAGAAAAGTAAGTAAAACAAATTTAGAACAAAAGAAAGATAGTGTTTCAGTTGTTTCTGAAAAAACAGAAATAAAAACAAATGAAAATACTGAAATAAATAACAATTCTAAAATAGATAAAACTTCTGATGAAATTATAATTGAACCAATAGACAACACAAAAGAAATAGTTGTAAATGGTAAAACTTATAAAAACGTTAAAATAAGAAACAAAAAAACAAAAGACAATAGTTTACATACAAATCAAAAGAAAGTGTCTAAAAACGCTTTAAAACAACAAATAAAGCATAATAAGCAAGATGTTTCTACTTCAAAAGTATTTATAGAAAAGAAAATAGAAAAAAAAGAAAGTTTAGTTAAATATTTTTATATATTATTATTAATTTTATTATTATATTTGATTTATAAATATAGATTTAAAATTATTAATTTTATTATTAAATTATATATTTAAATATTATTATAATATTCTTTGAATTAATTAAACAATATATATTAAAATATAATTATCTTTGAATATAATAAATTATATATATATTATAAGAAATTAAAAATAAAGAAAATAAACGTTTTTAAGGAACTATTTTTAGTCAAGGTATATAATTATACTTAAAATCAATTATCTTTGTTAAAATCATATTTAAATTACGTTATATGGCTAAAGTAGCAAAGAAACCTTTAAGAAAAAATCTAATAAAAGAATTAGATACTGTTTTTAGCCAGTATATTCGTTTAAGATATGCTAAAAAAGAAATAGCTGAATGTGTTACTTGTGGTAAAAAGCAACATTGGAAGAAACAACAAGCTGGTCACTTTATGAGTAGAACACATTATTCAACAAGATGGGATGAAGATAATGTACAAGTTCAATGTGTAGGATGTAACGTTTATCATTCAGGTGAACAATATAAATATAGTTTATATCTTGGTTACAAATTATCAGAAGAATTATATATTAAATCAAAACAAATAGTTAAATTTGCTGATGTAGAATTAATTGATATGATTGATTACTATAAACAACAGGTAAATATTTTGCTTAAATTTACATAATGTTTTTTAAATTGTTTTTGTCAAGAAGGAGTGGTTTTATAGCCACTCTTTTTTTTATTTTAAATTTTAACTTTTCTTTAACACTTTTGTATTGATAACAGTTATATATTTGCTTCATCAAACAATAACAAAAAACAAATATTATGAAAACATTAATTAAAAATTTAGAAAAAGAATTAGCAAAATCAACTATTAATTCTGAAAAGTTAGAATTAAAATATTATGCTTCAAGAAATGAAAAAAATGAGTATAATGGTTGTATGAATATTTATAAAGAATTAAAAAATTCTTGGGAAGTAAATAGTATTTTAGAAACTACATTAACACAATTAAAAAATAGAAATTAAAAACAAATAACAATGAAAGATTTATTAGATTACAACAGATTTAGAATTGAAACAATGCAAAGTAAAATTTGCGAATTAGAAAGTTTATTAAGTACATTAGAAACTTATTGCTTTGAATTAGCAGATGAAAGTTGCCCAAAAGAGTACAAAACAATTATTAAAAAAGAACTTTACAATTTAAAAACAAAATAAAATGAGCAAATTAATAGTTAGTTTCCCAGCTGAATTAAACTTAAATCAAAAACTATCTTTAATTCAAAAAGAATTTAAAGCAAACAAATCAAAATTTAATAGTTTTGGTAAATACAATTTTAGAAGTGCTGAAGATATATTAGAAGCATTAAAACCTTACAATGAAAAGTACCAAGTATCATTTGTAATAACTGAAGTAATTATTAAAGGTGTTGAGCATATTTTAATTCCTATGATACAATCAACTGCAACTATTTATGATAATAATGGAGTTAATGAAATATGTGCTACTGCAATAGTTGGTGTAGATTTACATCAGAAAGGAATGCAAGTTCCACAACAATTTGGTTCAGCTTCTTCTTATGCTAAAAAATACGCATTAGGTAACTTACTTTTAATTGATGATACACAAGATGCTGATGCAACTAATAAGCATAATACTGAAACAAAAGCAGAAGATGATTTAAAATGGTTAAATAAAAATACACCAGAATTTAACAAAGCTATTGAATATTTAAAAAATGGTGGTAATATTGCAACTATTGAAAATAAATACAAATTAGCAAAAGCAGTTAAAGACGAATTATTAAAAGTTAAGTAATATGAAATATTTTATGTATGAAATTGCGTTACCTTGTTTTATTATTTCTATAATGATAGTAGGAATTATAGCTTTATCATTATTAGCTTATATTTTAATAAAAGAGATTTTAGAATAAATAAAAACTGAATAGCTGACAACAGGAAAAAAAGGTAAGCAAATTTTAAATATAAAAAATATGAGTGCAATTATTAATGTAAGTTTAAGAGTAGACAAATTACCAAAAGAAAAATTTGTATCAGGTAAAGATGGTGCAGTTTATTACAATTTTACAATTTCTGTAAATGATGAAGCTAACCAGTTTGGTCAAAACGTTTCTTTAACTGATAGTCAAACACAAGAAGAAAGAGAAGCAAAGAAACCTAAAGTTTATTTAGGAAATGGTAATGTAGTATGGACTAATGGTGAAATTAAAACAGCACCTAAAAAAGAGAAAACAACTGCATCAGTAGAAGATGATGGTTTACCATTTTAAATTTAATAGGGAGTGTAAAAGCTCCCTTTTTTAACAAAAACAATGACAGAAGAACAAAAACAAGAAAAACGTTTAATGATGGAATTTATAGTTGATGAAGCTATATTAAATCCATTAGAAAAAATAGAACATCCAAAACCAGCAATATCATTTGGTGTTAAAAGTTATGAAAGTAAAGATGGTGAAATTATTTTTCCAGTACCATTAGGGACTTATGGCAACTTTAGTTTTGTACAAGCACCGCCAAAAAGTAAAAAAACATTTTTTGTATCATTATTATCAGCAATATATTTAGCAGAAGATTTACAACAATTTTGTGGTGATTTAAAAGCAAATAGAAATGATAAACATTTAATTCATTTTGATACTGAACAAGGTAATTTCCACGCACAAATGGTATTTAAAAGACCATTAGAAATGGCTGGATTAAAGAATATAGATAAATACCATACATTAGCTTTAAGACAATATAGCTTTAATGATAGAATAGAAATAATAGAACACTACTTATATGATAGATTAGATGGTAAAAATATAGGTTTAGTTATTATTGATGGTGTTGCTGATTTATGTAGTGATGTAAATAATATTGAAGAAAGCAATAATGTAGTGCAAAAGCTAATGAAATGGACAAAAGAATTAGATTGTCATATTGTAACAGTTATCCATTCTAATTTTGGAACTGATAAACCAACTGGTCATTTAGGTTCATTCTTGGAAAAGAAAACAGAAACACAAATTAGTTTAGAATTAAACACAGTTAATAAAGGATTAGTTAAAGTAAGTTGTAAAAGAAGTAGAAATGCACCATTTGAAGATTTTAATTTTAAAGTAAATAACTTTGGATTACCACAAGTAGAAGGTGCTTTTTATGACCCATTAAAAGATATATTTTAAGATGAAAGATACAATGAAACACCACATAGAAGAATTACAAACATCTGCTGCAAGAATGCTTGTATTAAATTCAGATAATTCAATGTTAATAAGTTATTTTAAAGATTTGAAAAATAAATTAGAATATTTGTATGAATTGAACGAAATGGACAACCAAGCAAATTGGACTGAAATACAAAATGCTTTTAATTCAATATTAAAAATAGATACAGAATTAACAGAAGTGGATTTAAAGATTAAAGTAAAAGAAGCACCAATACCAAAAGTTGGTATAGTAACAATAAAAATGTATTAGTATGGAATTGTCTACAAATAAATGGTTAGAACAGGTTGCCCAACATCACAAAGAATGGGTTAAAATTGCTAACCTTTATAAAGTAGATGATTATGCAGAAGATATAGTTCAGGAAGTTTATATTGCTTTGTTTAAATATGCTGATGCAGAAAAGATAATTGATGCAAAAGGTAATGTTCGTAAAGGTTATGTATTTTTTACAATTAAAAGTTTATGTTTTCAGTATTTAAACAAACGTAATAAGATTGATAAAATAGGAATAGATACTTTGTTTAATTTATCAGACAATAGCAATATAGAAGAACATAAAGCATATAATGAAATATGTTTAATGATTGATGAAGAAATAGACAACTGGCATTGGTATGATAAAAAGCTATTTAAATTGTATAGGGATACAGATATGTCAATGCGTGATATTGCAAAAGAAACTAATATTAGTTTAATATCAATATTTCATTCAATTAAAAACTATAAAGAAGTATTAAACACAAAGTTTATGAATGATTACCAAGATTATATTAACAATGACTATAACAACATATACTAATGGGAAGAAAAAAGAAAGCAACAGGATTAGGTGATACTATTGAGCAAATCACAGAAGCAACTGGTATTAAAGCAGCAGTTGAATTATTTAGCAAAGTAACAGGAATAGATTGTGGTTGTGAAGAACGTAAAGCTAAACTAAACAATTTAATATCTTACAGAAGAAATGTAAACTGTTTAAAAGAAGATGAATATTTGTTTTTAAAAATATTATATGACAATAGGGTAAATCAATTAACACCTAAACAACAGCACACAATTAAAGAAATTTACTTAAATGTTTTTAATGAAAAGTTAGATAACAGTAATTGCTCAAGTTGTTGGAGAACTATTTTATCTGATTTACGAAAAGTTTATGATACTTATGAAGTAAATGAATAACTGGAAAGAAATTGATTTATTTAACTATTTAGTGGAAAATGTTTATCCAGATTTAGTTAAAGCAAAAAACCAAATGTCAAGATGGGATTGCTATTCAGTTTCAACTGGTCACCGAATTGAATTAAAATGTAGACAAGTACATTATAAAACTTTGTTATTAGAAAAAGTTAAATATGATGCTATGATATTAGAATGTGAAAAGCATTTAGATATACCAATATACATTAATTCAACACCAAAAGGTATTTATAGTTTTAATCTACATTTGATTGAGCCAATTTGGGAAGTAAACAATAAAAATCCAGCAACAACATATTTTAACAATAGAGAAAAAATAGAAAAAGAAGTAACATATTTAGAAATAACAAAAGCAAAACAATTATGAAAGACAATCCAATACAATTAGAATACTTAAAATCAGTATTATTAGCACAACTTTTATTAGAAGCAAATGAAAGTTTAATCTTTACAACACAATACAGACAAACTATTAAAAATTTAATTAATAGATTGAACAAAGAACTTGAACAAGTAGTATTTGAAGAATACACAAAAGTGTATAAAACAGACCCAGAAATGACTACAAACATTTTAAGAAGCATTGAAAGCATTATTACTAAACTACAAACATCAACAATAGATGAAATAGTAATGATTGATGCAGTAGTTGATAAATACAAAGAAAACAAAGAATGGTTTATGGAAAATGGTAATGCTGAATTTTTAAGAATAGATGGCTAAAGTTAAAGAAGTTAAATTTTCACCAACTGAAGAAGATATAAAAGCTATGGCAGTATGTTGGAAAAATGATTTAGCTTATGTTATTAAACCAGCAAAAACTGCAAACAGGTATAATATTATAAAATATCAAATCAGCAACTACAATGAAATATTTTACTATAAAGAAAATAATGTAAATGCAGAATTTACAGAATATGAAGGATTAAAAAAAACAATGGAATTATATAATTTTCACGCTAAAAGATTTACACAATGACACCAGTACACTACGACAACAAAAAGAACTATGATGTTATAGACTTTATAAAGGACTATGATTTAAACTTTAATGAAGGAAATGTAATTAAATATGTAGCAAGGGCAAAACACAAAGGAACGCATATAAAAGACTTGGAAAAAGCAATAGATTATTTAGAAAGAGAATTACAACATTTAAGAAAAGAACAAGAACAATGGATAGAGAACAACAAATAGAATTTGACACATTAGAACTTGAATATACTTTAAGTTATTTAATTAAGAAAAGAAATTCATTATATTTAAAAGGTTTAAATGATGAAAAGATAAACGATAAGATAAGAGCAATACAACACAAATTGCGATTTGCAAATCACAAATCAGGGATAGTTTAAAAGCTATCCTTTTTTTATTTAAAACTTTAACATTTCATTAACACTTTTATATTAATAACTTGTTTATATTTGCTAAACAATTAACAATTAAAAACACAAACATTATGAAAAATTTATTAAAAGAATTTGCATTAGCATTATTATTATGGATTACATTTTTTACTTGTACAGTATTAATTTTAAAACTTATTTAATATGACACCAGAAGATAAAAAAGAATTAGACTTTGTATTGAAACAAGCAACAAGAATTTTAATTGGTGCATTAATAGCAGCATTAGTATTATTAACAATAGCAATTATAAAATTTTAAATTATGAAAATAGAAATTATTAGAAAATTAGATATACTTTTAGATTTACAAAGTGAAGATAACATATATCAAATAACTTTATTAAAATCAATTAAGAAAGATTTAATTAACGAATGGAATGCATCTGATAACTATGCACAACAAATAAGAGAAGTTTTAGATATGGATAATACATATGATTTATTAAACAACATTAAAATTAGATAATGAGAACATATTTAAGAAAAAAATACGATTGTTCAACAGGATTAAGTTATTGGAAATTTAAAGTTAAAACAAGAATTAAACAACCATTAACAAATGAAGAAGTATTTGAGTTAGAAGAAATAATAGAAACATATTTAAATAATATAGAAAAACAATGATAACAACTTTTGATAAGAAACAATGGGATAAACAAGAACTATTAGACAATATGTATGATGATAGTTTTTATTATGGATATTTAGGTAAAAATGCTTTGAGTAGTTCATCAGCAAAAATGCTTATATCTTCACCTAAAACTTATAAATATGTAACACAATATGGTTCTGAAGAAAGCCAAGCATTACGTGATGGTAAACTATTTCACACAATGATATTAGAACCACATAAGCTAAATGATTTAGTTATTGTTGATGTAGCAACTAAAGCTGGAAAAGAATACAAACTTGCAAAAGAACAAGGTTTAGAAGTATACACAAGAAAAGAATATCAAGATGCTGAAAGATTAACTGATGCTTTATTAAAAAACAATGAAGTAATGAGTTTAATGAGTAAATCACAAACAGAAATACCAGCTATTGAAATGATTGATGGAATACCATTTAGAGCAAAAGCAGATATATTAAAGCCAAATATGATTATTGATTTGAAAACTACAACAGGTGTTAAAGACTTTAGATATAGTGCTGACAAATATAGTTACGATTTACAAGCATATTTATATAAAAAGATGTTTGGTGTTGATGACTTTATTTTTGTTGCAATAGACAAAGGAAGTTTAGATATAGCAATCTTTGAATGTAGTGATGAATTTTATTCAAAAGGTGAAGCAAAGTTAGAACAAGCAATATCTAATTATAAATACTTCTTTGGTGAAGAAGATATGGATTTAAACCAATATGTTTTAAGAGGTATATTATAATGGAACATAAATTTAATTATAACTGGAATTTAAAAGATACAGTATTTACAAAAGATAAAGGAAAAGTATTTAGTTGCTTTGCTTGTGGTGGTGGTTCAACTATGGGTTATAAATTAGCTGGATTTGATGTAATAGGTCATAATGATATTGATAAAAAAATGATTGAAGTTTATAAAGCAAATCATAATCCTAAATATTCATTTTTAGAAAGTATTACAACTTTTGCAAAGCGTAAAGATTTACCAAAAGAACTTTATGAACTTGATATTTTAGATGGTTCACCACCTTGCAGTAGTTTTTCAATGGCTGGAAATAGAGAAAAAGATTGGGGAAAAGAAAAAGTATTTAGAGAAGGACAAGCTGAACAAGTTTTAGATACTTTGTTTTTTGATTTTATTGATTTAGCAAAAGAATTACAACCTAAAGTAGTTGTAGCTGAAAATGTAAAAGGATTGCTATTAGGCGAAGCAAAAGAATACGTTATTAAGATTTATAAAGAGTTTGATAAAGCTGGATATTATGTACAACATTTTTTACTTGATGCTTCAAAAATGGGAGTACCACAGCGTAGAGAAAGAGTTTTCTTTATATCATTAAGAAAAGATTTAGCAAAACCATTTTTATATTATGCAGATATGTTTACTGAATTACCTAAAATTAATATGGAATTTAATGAACCAATAATAACATTAAATGATATTAAAGACAATAGTATTTATGATGAAAAATGCAAAATGACTGATGTAAAAATGAATATATGGAACAACCGAATTAATGGTGATAGTGATTTTAGTTGCACATTAGCAAGAATTGAAAACAGACCAAATTCAATGTTTAATAATAACTATTTATATGGTAACAAACCATTAAATACTATTACTTCAAAAAAGAATGATGTGCTTTTTGACGAACCAAGACATTGTAATTTTAACGAAAACACATCGGGACAAACATATCCAAAAGATTACAACTTTTTAAATATGCCTTATTTGTATTTATTAGGAATGAGTGTTCCGCCTGTAATGACCGCTCAAATAGCAAGTAATATTTATGACCAATGGTTAAGTAAATTATGAATGATATAGCAACAGAACACTATAATATAACCTTATATGAAATAGAACAAGGAACTTCTATTACACATTTAAGGTTAATATTAAAAGAGTATGAAGCAGCAGAACTATATGAAGAATGTCAAGGTATACATTTAGCAGTAGAAATAGTATCATTCAATATTTTAACACAACTAATAAAAGAAATTAAAAAACAAAAGATAAAAATAAGATGGAAACGCAAATAACATTACAATTAAAAAAAGCAATACAAGAAATTACAGGTGTAGATATAAATCAAGTATCACGCAAAAGAGAAATAATAGAAGCAAGGGCAATCTATTATAAGATATTAAAACAAATAGATAAAAAGAAGTCACTACAATCTATTGGTGCTTCAGTAGGAAAAGACCACGCAACAGTTTTACATTCATTAAAGAACTATGAAATGTTTGAAAAGTTTAATCCAACATT